AAGGGTAAGTAATGTCTGAGGCTTGGCAGAAGAAAGAAGGCAAGAACCCAAAGGGCGGATTGAACGCCAAGGGGAGAGCCTCACTCAAGGCTAAAGGCCAAGACATCAAGGCACCTGTTAAGTCGGGTGATAACCCACGTCGTGCTTCTCTCCTAGCCCGTATGGGCAATATGCCAGGGCCTGAGAAGAAGCCTAATGGTGAGCCAACACGTTTGCTCCTATCGCTTAACGCATGGGGTGTATCTTCTAAGGCAGATGCTAAGAAAAAAGCAGCATCCATTTCCAAAAAAAACAAGGATAAGAAATGAAAAAAGAAGTCTGGGATAAGCCAAACCCAAAGAAGAAATCAACACCCCTAACCTCGGCTCAAAAAAAATCAGCCAAAGCAAGTGCTGCTGCTGCTGGACGACCATATCCAAATTTGGTTGACAATATGCGTGCAGCCAAAAAGAAAAAAGGGTAAACAAATGGCAACAGCAAAAAAGGGCATGGGCTTCGCCGCAGCGCAGAAGTCAATTGCTAAAAAGTCAGGCGTCTCAATGAAGTCAGCAGGAGCAATCCTAGCGTCATCAACACGTAAGGCTTCACCAGCAGCAAAGAAAGCAAATCCAAATCTCAAGAAAGTTAAGGGCTAATTATGTGCGTTGAATGTGGATGTAACTCAACAGCAATTGGTAAGTTAAATGACAAACTAACAGGCAAGCCAACCAAGTCACCACAAGGTGAATATGAAGGCGTTGGCGGCACAAAGTAATTCAATCTAGAAAGGATACCCGATGACTGTATACGGCACGGCTAAATATGACGGTACAACTTATACCCTGTATGGACAACCAGGTTCAACATTTATTGATGAACTTAATCGTCTTGCCAATGGTGGCGAGTATCCTGATAGGTCAATTTATTTAGAAGAAGCAGGTGCTGCCAATAAATGGGCAGGCACTTTTGGTAAGCAAACAGTAGGCGCATTGAACTATAAGTTCTCACCTACCCGTAAGCCACCTGCCTTTGTTGACATTCCAAAAATATGCAACCAGTTGGCTGGTTTTTCTAATAACCCAGCAAAAAGCGAAGAAGCGGTTACCGCATTAAGGACAATTGCTTCATGACTACATTCATTGATTTAATCAACGAGACAAGTCTTGCCCTGACTGGTTATACAAACCGCCAGGACCAGGCTACATTCCTTACTGCCCCGTTAACTGCTGCCGCTTTAACTTTTACCGTACAGGACGGAACAGTCCTCACACGTGGTATGGTAGAAATAGATGACGAACTAATCTGGGTAGACAAGTTTGACCGTACCTCTAATACGGCAACCATCCCTGCTTATGGCAGAGGCTTTCGTGACACAGTTGCTACAACGCATACTGCTGGCACTCGCGTAACCATCGCGCCTTCCTTTCCGCGTAGCGTTATCCGCCGAAACCTTAACCTAGCAATTGATGGCGTTTACCCAGATTTGTTTGGTACTTACTACACAACATTTCTTTGGCAGGCTGCGCGTACTACTTACCAGTTGCCACAAGAAGCAATTGATATTTTAGGTTGCGCTTGGCAGACCATTGGTCCATCTCGTGAATGGCTACCAGTACGCCACTACCGCGTTGACCGTATGGCTAACCCAGTAACTTGGAATACAGGCAAGACTATCTCCATTCGTGAAGGTATTATTCCTGGACGTACAGTGCAGGTTACCTATACCAAGAAGCCAACTCCTCTTCAGTATGACACTGACGATTTCACCATGACTGGCCTTACAGAATCAGCACGAGAAGTAATTATTCTAGGTGCTGCCTACCGTACAGCAATGTATCTAGATATGGGCCGTATTCCTGCAGCAACTGCTGAAGCAGATGCACAGCAAGGCAATGACCCAGTTGGTTCTGCAGTTAGTATCGGCAGAGTATTACAACAGATGTACCAGCAACGTCTACTTGTGGAAGTACGTCGTCTGCAAGAGCAATTCCCACCTCGTACCCACTACACATCTTAAGGACGGCTTATGGCTACTCGTCGCTACTATAGTGCTAACGCAGTTGATGGCACGGTCAGTGCTGCAATCAACTCATCAGCATCATCTGTTACTCTCACATCAACCCCAGTAGGATTTCCAGGATATACCCCATACGTAATTGCCCTTGACTACAATACAACTTCGGAAGAATTAGTATTAGTAACAGGGCAATCTGGTAATATTCTTAACATTACTCGTGGGTTTAATGGAACCTCACCTACCGCCCACAACCCTGGCGCAGTAGTGCGTCACGTTATTACAGCACAAGACTTAACAGACTATCAGGCCCATGCTGCTGCATCTACTAACGTTCACGGTATCACAGGCCCTTTGGTTGGTCCAAACGATACACAAACCCTTACTAACAAAAGCATTTCAGGTTCAAGCAACACCATTACCAATGTACCTATCTCAACAGGTATCAGCGGGCTTGGTTCAAATGTAGCAACTTTCCTTGCCACTCCATCAAGTGCTAACTTGGCAGCAGCAATGAGCGATGAGACTGGTTCAGGTCCTATTGTATTTGCTACGGGTCCAACACTCAGTTCTCCTGTTATTACAGGAACCATCAATGCTTCAGGAAGCACAGGCCCTTCAGGTACCTTCCTTCAGTCAACTGGTTCTGGCGTAGCGTGGGCATCAGCAGCACAAAATCCTAGTTATACCCTCATTGGTAGCACGGATTTTTCTGGAACAAATGCTTCAACTTATACATTTAATGGATTAAGTGGATATAACAAATACTTTATGATTTGTGCTGGGCTTTATAGTTCAACAGGTGGAGGAATCAATATTACTATTAATGGTGATACGGGTTCAAATTATAGGTATTGGTATGCGGCACCTGTTATCAACTCAAACTTTGCCAATGGTGGGTATTATTCAGCAACTCAAAGCACTTTTGGCAATCAAGCATGGTCAAATATTAGTATGGGATTGGTTGATAATACTGATGGTACTGGTACTTCAATGAATTTATATATTGATGGTGCTAATTCTAGTGGTAAAAAATTAATTTCGGGAACGGGTTCGGGTAGGGTTTATATTTACCCTGCATATCTGCCAGCCTTAGGCGCTTTTAGTGGTGCTTGGAATGGAACAGCAACAGTGTCATCACTAACAGTAACTAAAAATGCAACAATGACAAACGGAACTGTCTACCTATACGGGAGTAACTAATGGCTGATGTAATTGAAGTTAACGTAGAAACTGGAGATGTCACTACTCGTGACTATACCCAAGAAGAACTTGTTGCTAGAGCAGCAGAGCAAGAAAGATATGACGCTATGATTGCTAAGGCTAAGGCAGAAGGCGAGGCTGCTAACGCACCTCGTGCTGCTGCTATTGATGCAGCAACAGCAAAACTAACAGCACTAGGCTTGACCCAAGATGAAGTAAATGCTTTGTTTGGGATAGCACCAACTGCTTAAATAAAGATTCACAGCCCTGCTTCGGCGGGGTTTTTTTATTGGGAAAAACTAAGGAGATAGAGTGGCTATAGGCGACGACGGTTATTTTCATATTGCAGAACGCCCTGTTGACCCAAACGGTCAACCAGCCTATTCTGGTAATACATTCCAGAACACTAGCAATAACTATGACATTGCCGTTGCTGGATACCCTTTCTTCATTGGACCAAATAAAGACTATCCTTATAAGCGTGAAACAGCGCAGTATCGTAAGCAACAAATTGACCAACAAAAAGAAGTAGGCGAGCAGACTCTTACTGGCTGGGGGCTTCGTAGCCAATCTTCTTTCCATCATGGGGCAGGGATCCGTTATGAGGAACCAATTGAAGGCGAGACAGTAGGTACACGCTTTAACAAATCTGCTGGCGTAGAAGTATTTAATCTTGGTAAGGTAACACTACTACCAGATGTAACTAAGTTATCCACATCAGTTAGCAGCGCACCTAAGATGGTAGGCGCTTCAGATGCTAATGGTGTAGACGTTGTTATCTGGTCAACCGATGGAACTTTATATCGCACAACAAGCGCTGGGGTAACTACTACCCTTACATGGGGTGGCTCAGGAACTATCCTTGCTATTGCACAAGATGGACTTAATTACTATGCAGCAAATGCTACAGGTATTTATCGTGGCCCATTGACTGGCGCTACCTCTGGTTCATCTATCTTTACACACCCTGCTTCAGTAGGTACGGTTACCTCAGTCACATTGGGCTGGGCTAAGCAACGCCTTATTGCTGGCGTTAACAACTACCTATTTGAAGTTACTCCTATTACATCTTACAACGTTGTTGCTGGTCAATTGGCAAACAACATTGCCACCCTTAAAACATCTGCGGCACATAACTTTGCAGTTGGTTCTCAAGTAACAATTGCTTCTGTAAATGCTACATTTAATGGAACATTTAGTGTAAGCGCAATTCCATCAACAACAGAGTTTTCTTATTATCACAATCACGCTGATGACCAATATGCAACTGGCTTAACTGGTACAGCAGTACTGGCATCCAACAACAACCTTCCTATTTATGCCCACCCAAATACAAACTGGGCATGGACTGGCGTATGTGATGGACCAAATGCTATCTATGTATCTGGCTACGCTGGAGATACTTCTACAGTATTTCGTTTAATCCTTGATACAACAGGCGCCGTACCACTTCTTAGCAAGGCAGTAACTGCTGCTGATATGCCAAGAGGTGAAATTATTTATGCTCTTGGCTCTTACATTGGCAAGTATATGATTTTTGGTACAAGCAAAGGTATACGCGTAGGACAGATTGATACCTCTGGTTACCTATCATCAGGCTTTATTACCTATGGCCCATTGACTGTAGTTACCAACGGTTACAATACTGCCAGCGGGGCAACGCTCAACGGATACCCTTGTAAGTCTATTACTTTCAATGACCGCTTTGCCTACTGCACAGTCACTAATTACATTGATGCAGATGGAACGGGTACAACGCTCAACTCTGGTCTAGTCAAGATTGACTTAAGCCGAGAGATTGCTCCTAACCAAATGGCTTACGCTACCCACCTTCAAGCGCCTAGCCTGGCAGAAGCATCAGCAGTATGTGTTATTGGTAAGACAAACAAACTTGCTGTTGGTATTACTGGTACTGGGGTTTACTTCCAAGCAGATACCCTTATTCCAAATGGTTATATCCAGACTGGACAGATTCGTTACTTTACACTTGAAGACAAGCACTTTGAGTTAATCAAGTTACGTGAGACTTTGCCAATGGCAGGCTCATTATCACTGGCCTCTGTTACACCAGAAGGTTTAGATACAAACATTATTACAGTTGATAACAACTTTGACTTTACCCAAGACATCACTGGGCTTGACCAGTTTGACCTAGCACCAAAGGAATCTATTGGGCTACGTTTTACCCTTCATGCTGCCACTGGTCAGACTGTAGGCAACGAGGATTCATTTAACGGCTACCAACTCAAGGCTTTGCCTGCTGTTCGTCGTCAAAGAATTATCACCATACCGTTGCTTTGCTATGACTTTGAGGGTGACAAGTTCAACATGGTTACTGGTTATGAGGGCCGTGCTGCTGAACGTGTGCAGCAATTAGAGACAGTTGAATCCAATGGAGATGTAGTTATTCTTCAAGATTTTACCAACAATGAGACTGTTCGTGGTGTCATTGAGAGTCTTCAATTCATCCGCATGACTCCACCTGAACGCCGCTTTACTGGCTTTGGTGGAATGCTTAACGTCCAGTTCCGTACCGTATAAAAGATAGGGCATACCGCAATGGCTAACGCAGATACAGCAACAATCGTTTACTCATATTTCTTTGTAGTCGGTGGACTATTGGCAGGCATCAGTATGATTGCCAAGCACACCATTACCAAGCATACCGATGAGTTGAAGGATAAGTTAGCCAAGATTGAATATGCACTATATAACGATGGTAAGACAGGCCTTATTAATAAAGTAGAAGAATTGTTAGAGAACCAACAGGCAATAAAAATTGATGTAGAAGTAATGAAAGCAAGGGC